AGAGAGGCAATAGTTAAAACATTTTCGGGTACTTACGGAGAAAAAGTATTACAATTTTTAGAAGATATGTATATGAATCAGATTTCGGCTGAACCGAATGACCCATATACAACCTACTTTAACGAAGGGGGTAGGGGTTTAGTGTTAGGATTAAAAGCACAAATCGCATTATACAAAAACCCTGCTTCAAAACCTGCGAGTTACAAAGAGTGAAAGGAGTAACAAATGTCAGAAGAGGCCGTTACAAGCGATAACCTCATTAATACTGAGCCAGAGGTAGCAGATACTTGGCAATCACAGCATTTGCCAGAAGATTTAAGAGAAAACGAAACATTTTCTAAGTTTAAAGATGTTGGAGCATTAGGTAATTCTTATTTAGAATTACAAAAAATGGTAGGCTCAAGAATTAAAGTTCCTACAGACGATGCTTCCGAAGAAGATATTAATTCTTTTTATAACCAATTAGGAAGGCCAGAGGCACCAGATAAATATGAAATTAATCTTCCTGAAACAGAGTATCGTCAGGAAAAAATAGATGAATTTCTACAAAGGGCACACGCTTCTGGTTTGACAAATAAACAAGCCCAAGATGCTTTAGACTTTTATCATTCTTTAGAAACAGATACACAGGTTAATGCAGAGGCCGCTATGCAACAAGCTAGGCTAGATGCAGAAACGGCACTTAAAAAAGAGTGGGGGCCGACAGAGTATTCTAAAAATTTAGCTCTATCTAGGAGGGCGTTTAATCGTTTTGCTGATGATGATTTAAAACAGTTTGTAAATGAAAGCGGTGTCACCAATAATGTTGCGATGATTAAGTTTCTTCATCGTATTGGCTCCGCATTTAATGAGCCTGTATTAGAGGGGTCTGGTAAAACTACAGGTTCTCTTGATCCTGATTCAGCCAAGCTAGAGATTGATGCCATGATGAAGGATAAAAAACACAAGTACAATGAGGCTTTATTTGATAATCTGCATCCGAAACATATGGAAGCTATTGCGTATAGAGATCATTTGTATGATATGATTTATACAGAGGAATAGATGGATAACATTTTTTGTTCTGAGTGTGAAAACTTTGAGTACCACGATAGACGTATCGAAGGCAAAGCCACACCAGAGCAGTACGGCTACTGTAAAGAATTTAAACGGCAAACGTCTGCCGATTCTTTCTATGCAGTCTGCCTTGGTGCTTCCCCTATAGATGTTCACATAGAGAAGCCCAGTATTGTGAAGAAACGGCCTTGAAAAAGACAACCATATCTTCACGCAAATAGAGCCTACATAGTGTAGATAACTCTCCTTTTTAATCTCTTTATTTATAAGAGGTATATTATGAGTATCGAAGTCAATAAAGCGTTTGCCCAAAAGTTTAGGGACAGTTTTATTCACTTGGTACAGCAAAAAGGTTCACGTTTGCGTGAGTATGTTCGTGTTAATACGGACGTACAAGGCAAGTATGACCACTTTGATCGTTTAGGGAGTACAGCGGCTCAGAAAATTACGAGTCGGCATTCAGATACTCCATTAATCTCTACACCCCACTCCCGTAGGCGAGTGTCTATGGAAGATTACAACTGGGCCGATTTAGTTGATAAAGCTGATAAGGTTCGGATGTTAGCTGATCCTACTAGCGAATATATGAAAGCTGGTGTATGGGCTATGGGTAGAGTGATGGACGATGTGGTCATTTCCGCAATGTTGGGCAATGCTGTTAGTGTGGATGAAAATGATTCTTCAAGCAACGTAGCTTTGCCTGCCGCACAGAAAATTGCTGTATCAGGCACTACAGATATGAACATCAATAAGCTAAGAGAAGCAAAACAAATCTTAGATTCTTCTGATGTTGACCCTGATTTGCCACGTTGTATTGTTATGAAGTCTAACCAATTTTATGATCTCTTAGGAGATACTGAAATTCAAAGTTCAGACTACAATACAGTAAAAGCCTTAGTAGATGGTGACATTGATTCCTATATGGGATTCAAATTCATCCGCTCTGAGCGATTAACAACCGATTCTAATGGTGACACCCAATGTATTGCTTGGATTCACGATGGAATTGGTTTGAGTCTAGGTATGGACGTTAAGACTGAAATTTCTGAGCGTTCAGATAAAAACTATAGTACGCAAGTTTACGCCCAAATGTGTCTCGGTGCAGTTCGCATTGAAGATGAAAAGGTCGTAGAAATTGCTTGTACTGATTCTTAAAGGAGGTATATAAATGGCTACTTATAAAAGTACAGAGTATACTTCTGCTACGGACGGTACAGGTACGAAAAATGCGCCTACCACTTGGAATGGCGTAACCTATCGGTATGCTAGATTTACTGGGCAAGCTCTCAGTTCATCTGATGTCGTACAGGTTATGACTATACCTTCTGGTGTACGCATACTACCGCAGTCAATGGTCATTATCAGTGATCTGGAATCATCGGCTACGGTTAATGTGGGATATGCCGCACACACTACTCAAAGCGATGGTTCTGCTGTAGCTTTGGATGCTGACGCATTTATTAGTGCTTTAGCCGCAGATTCCGCTAGGACTGTTACTAACTTCCATGAAAGCGGTACCCATGATACGGGTTATGTGACTACTGGGGAAATGGTGTTGACCTTTGCTTTAGGCGCAGGCACATCTGTATCCGCAGACACATTCGATTTTCATGTTATGTACGCTGATCCTAACTAAGATTGTAGGGTGGTATCTTCCGGGGGTGCCACCCTACTTCTTTTATAGATATGAGACTGAAAAAAGGCGAAATGTATTATGTCGAGTGGGACGATACATTAATTCGCAACGATTGGTCTGAGGATGATACAAGTGAGTTTTTAGAGGATTCCCCTAGAGTACGCTTTATGGGGTGGTTTGTTAAAAGTGATAAAAAAGCAAAGATATTTATTTTACAGAGTGATGTGCCTCCGGGTACAGTAGTAGGGGAAAGAATTAAAGTGCCTGTTGGCATGATAAGAGTTATTAAACGATTGCAGTTTGCGGAGTAACCTATGGGTTCAAAAGTAGATTTAGCCAACGAAGCTTTATTATTGCTAGGTGCTAACACCATAACAAGTTTTACAGATAATGATTCTAACGCTGTGTTGGTTAATCGTTTTTACGCCAGCGAAAGGGACGCTCTTCTAAGAAGTCATAGGTGGAATTGTGCTTTAACAACCGCTAATTTAGCTTCTTTAGTAGACACTCCAATTATAGATTGGGAGTATAAATTTACCTTACCAACTGATCCTTACTGTTTGCGTGTATTAGACGTAAGAACTGTTACAGGTGATATTAAATTAGATTTTGCGGTACAAGGCAGGGAATTACTTACAGAAGAATCGGCTATAGATATTACCTATATCCAGAGATTAGAGGATACAATGCTGTATGATTCTCTACTCTACCAAGCCCTTGTTTTTAGAATGGCTTGGAAACTAGCGTTCCCTGTAACACGCTCTAGTACAGTCATGCAACAAATGGCACAATTATACGATGCTATTGTAAGAGATGCTAGAGCAGTTGATTCGCAAGAAGGCACACCAGAGACTATTGAAACAGATGCTTTGACTGATTTAAGGTTACGCTAAATGGCGAAAGTATGGCCTATACAGACCAATTTTACCGCAGGCCAGCTATCTGCTAGGTTGCATGGTCGAGTTGATGTGAATAAATACAACAACGGCCTAAAGACCCAAAAGAATGCTTATAGCCTACCGCATGGTGGCGTTATCCGTAGAGGTGGATTTCGTCATGTTGCTGGTGTAAAAACCAATGCTAAAAAAGTTCGCTTAGTTCGTTTTGAGTTTAGTATTACTCAAGCATACATTATAGAATTTGGAGATCAGTACATTAGATTCTATAAGGATAACGGACAAATACAATCTGGCGGTTCTGCCGTAGAAGTTGCGACTCCTTTTTTAGAAGCCGAATTATTTGATTTGTACTTTGCCCAATCTGCCGATACCCTTTATATCGCACACCCTAGCCACGCCCCACGTAAGTTGACACGTGCCAGCGATATAAGCTGGACGTTAGCAACTCTTACCTTCACCTCTGCCCCGGCTGACTTCGCTGGTGGTGCTGGTGATTACCCACGTTGTGTTACCTTCTTTGAAGAACGGCTGTATTGGGCTGGTACAAATAATAAACCTCAAACAATATGGGCAAGTAAATCTGGTGATTTCTTAAACATGAATCAGGGTACTGGTTTAGATGATGAGTCACTAGCTTTTACATTAGCTACTGATGATGTGAATGTTATCAGATGGATGAAAGCATCTGATGTTCTACTGGTAGGTACTGTAGGTGGAGAGTTTAAATTACATGGTAGTGGCAATCCAGTTACACCTTCTAATGTCCGTGTAGTACAGGAAACCAAATATGGTTCCAGTACCATTACTCCTGTTACTTCTGGTCGTGCGGTTTTATTCAATCAACGTGCAACCAAGAAAATCAGGCAGATGATTTTTGATCTAAATGTCGAAGGCTTTGTAGCCCCTGATTTGACGATTTTAGCCGAAGATATTACAGGGGGTGGCTTGACCCATATGGCTTACCAACAAGAGCCAGATTCTATCGTCTGGGCCGTTAGCGAGGATGGTGTGTTATTGGGCTTGACCTACCAAAGAGATTAACAAGTTGTTGCTTGGCATCAACATCCTGTCGGTGGTACAGATGCAGAAGTTGAAAGCGTTGCTGTGATTCCTTCTGCCGATGGGAAATCTGATGAATTATGGATTAGTGTAAAACGAACAATTAATAGTGCTACTGTACGATATATCGAATATTTAGATTCTACGATTAATGTAGATTCGGGTTTAACCTATTCTGGTGGAGCAACTGCTAGTCTTTCTGGATTAACTCATTTAGAAGGAGAAACAGTACAGGTAGTAGGAGATGGTGCGGTCATGCCAGATGCAGTAGTTAGTAGTGGTGCTATTGCATTATCTGAAAGTGTTACAAGTGCTTCTGTAGGGTTGAAATATACAACTGAATTGGTTACTTTACCTCCTGAGTTACCACAAGCAGATGGGGCGAGTTTTGGTAAAAAGAAATCTTGGAATCGTATTATATTAAATCTATATGAAACTTTAGGTATTGCTGTAAATGGCAAGCAATTAGTATTCAGAACGGGTGGTGATCCTATGGACTCAGGCCCACCAACATTTACAGGCCAATTTGACATTACTAACCTTGGGTGGAAGGAGTCAGACGCTTCCATCACTATTACACAGGAACAACCATTAGGTATGACTTTGATCTCTCTAACAGGAGAACTGAGTGTTAACGACTAGACACGCTCCTTTAGAGCGTTCTGGAAAAATTACAATTTTACCGTATCAATTATCGCATTTCAAAAGGCTAATAGTTAGGCCACATGAGGATACGATAAAAGAAGCTGTTAAATTATCTGATACGGAATGGGCACAGGCTATCGGTAAAGAAGCCGTAGAAGCCTATACAGGTTATATAGATGGTGATATTTTTGCTATCGGGGGTTTAAATATCCTTTGGGAAGGAGTAGGGGAAGTTTGGGTAATCGGCTCCCCTACAGTTCCAAAATATAAATTTGCTTATGTAAGGGCTGTAAAGTTCTACTTGAAGTATTTCAGAGAAAAATATAAATTAAGGCGAGTACAGGCACAGATTGTAGCGGATTACGATATGTTGAAACGGTTTGCAGAAAAACTAGGTTTTAAATATGAAGGAACACTACACAATTACTGTGGTGGTGATTTAGATAACTGTATGTACGCTATTTGGGAGTGATAAATGCCAGAACCAATGACAATGGCTATGCTGGCTGGTGGGGCCGAAGTAACTAAAGGTGTTACTGGCTACAAGGCAGGGCAATCATCTGCTAAATCTGCAATGGCTACTGCCATGTATAACAAGCAGATTTCAGATATTAATGCTCAAATGGAGCAAGAGCGTGGTCGTATTACACGTACCATTACAGAGCGTAATGCTGAGGTTATAGCTGATCGTGCCTCATATGATGCGTTTTTACTTGAACGACAGGCAGATGAAGTAGAAGAACAAGCTTCATTTGATATGCAGATTGCAGAACGCCAGTACGATATATTTACAGCAGAAAAACGTGCCAAGTGGGGTACTTCTGGTGTCACTATGCAAGGTAGCCCTGCCGTGGTTGCTTTTGCTGATGCTCATGCGGCCGCAGTAAACTTGGCTAATATAGAGTTAAGGGGGGCGCAGGCCGCAGGCCAGATAGATCAGACTGCCGCTATGACACGCTATAAAGGTCATGCTGATTATAACGCTACCATGCAACAAGCACTTCTACAGCAATACGCTTCCGATATACAACGAGCCAATATTATTAATGAGGGTAATATGAATATGTATGCTGGTATGTCTAAAGCATATCAAGCTAAACAGCAAGCAAATGCCGCCTTAATTAATGGATTCACAAGTGCTGTTACGGCTGGTGTCGGTGCTTATGCTAACTATGGTGGTTTTGCCCCTAGCGCACCTACTGGTGGTGCTAGTTTAGGAGGTGGAACAATGGGGCCATTTAATACTTTGCAAAGTAACTCTACTGGATCATTTAACGCTATGGGCGGTGGTGCAGGGTGGCAATTTCGATAAATAGGATAAATTATGGCAATAGGAAAACC